GCTGTTGCCAACTTCATCATTAGGCTCGAACCTAACATGATACATGTATTTAGATTTAGGAGCAAACGCAAAATTATTTTGCGTATAGATTTGGTTCGCATGACGAGCATCACGTAAATGTGTTTCTGACTGTAAATTGAATAGGAATGCATCTTTTAAACTCATACTAATATTTATCCTTGTGAATTATCCGTGCATATAAAGAAAAAACGAAGACCGCGTTAACAACCTTCGTTTTTCTTTTAAAACACCAACCTATAACTAAGCGTATTAGCCAGTAACAGTTGTTCCACCTGTTGCCGCTGCTACTGCTCTTGCAGTTGCTTCGCCAATACCTTCGAATGATTCATCTGCACCAAACTGTATAGCATTATCATAACGTATAGTTAATGATGTTGTTACTGCTTCGTTTGTTGCATATGCTAACGTGTTGTAGTTAGCTGATTCAATGTAGCAACCTACTAATTGGAAGCGATCAATTACTGCTGCTCCATTAGCACCGTTACCACCGTCTAGAACTTCAATTCTAGTTTGGAATTTGTATGTTCCACTTGACACTGCACTAGATTGCTCAAAGAAGTCGAACTGTCTTTGTAGCTGCTGTCCAACAACTTTTTGTACGTTGTTGTTTGCATCTTCGCGTAGTGTTAGCGTAATTGGTTCCCATGTGTGCTTACCTGCAAGATATGTTCTTGAGTTATAAGCGTCAATAGTCATTTGTTCAAAACTAACGTTTGGACGACTTACGTCTACTACTTGTCTTGAAATTTCTCTTGTACCATCTGGTCCTCCAGTAGTACCAAAATTGTCTAGTAATACTCTAAAGCGATACTGTAGTTTAGGCATCAATAATGATGAGTTACTTCCAGCGCCTTCAGTAGGTACACTAATATTTTGTAAAGTTGTGATTGGCATTATGTTCTCCTATACAGTATTTATGCCTCAATGAACGGAGTATTACCTCCGTTCATTATGTGCGCATATTAACCTAGTGCTGCAATTTCGCCTGTGTTTTTAATACGCAATGGAATGTAAATAAATTCAATTGCTTTTACTGGCTCAATAGCAATGTCTAAGTATAGCTCATTTCTATCAATTCTTGCAGGTGTGTTGTTTGATTCATCACATACTACTAAGAAGTCATAAAGTGCTCTTAGTGCTACTAGTTCTAGTAACAATGCATCTGCTGCTGCTTTAACTTGATCACGTGTGATCTTGTCATTTGGCTCAAACAAGTATGGTTTTGCCAACAGCTCTAGCTGTCCACGTAAGTAAACAGTTAGACGTGCTACATTTACACGATCCAACGCACTTGCATTTCTTGCACGAGTCTTTTGTCCAAATACAACAAGTCCTGCACCACTAATGAATGTGATCGGGTTAATTGCGTTTGAATAAAGTGTATCACGCTGTCCAGTGTTTAGTGCAACTGAAACAAATTCGCCTTCGCTATTAATATAGCCTGAACTTGTAGCATTGCTTACACCACCACGTCTTGTACCTGCTGGAGCAAACCAGGGGAACGCAACTTGGTCGTTTAGTATGATAGTGCGTAGTGCCATGTGTGATGCTGGAACAACAATGTTGTTGCCTGCGTTGTCACTTGTAAAACCTGCACCATAATACATAGCCATGTACTCATCGAAGCTAACTGCACCGTTGTCATTATCTTCTAGTGCTAGTTTAACGTTAGTTGCCCACTCATTTAAGCTAGTAGCATCTGGTGTTAAACGCAATGGTGTATCACCGATAACAAATGCTGTTAAGCGTCTGTCATAGTTTAGTGTGATCATTTCACCGATTAGCTCTGGATAACCTGGAGTAGCAATTAAGTTAAACTGACGACTTTCTTCGTCACGGATGTCTTGGTTGCTGTTAACAGTTGCTTGTAGTGCTTGTACAACACTCTTGCGTTGTGCGTGACGTCCAAAGCTACCTGAACCATCTGCCTGGTTACCTGAATCAGTAACCCAACGATGTGGGTAGTAAGCTGCCATCGAAGCACCTGCGTCAACGCCGCCTTGACGAACGTTCTTAGCAGTTAGATCAACATAGTTACGCTCAAAACGCTTAACATTAAATCCGCTTCTGCGTAGGTTCCATAGTAGCATACCTTTTGGATATAGTGCTGGATCTGGAGCATCTGTGTCTACATAATCACTTACTAGCAATTCTGCAATAGTTGCACTTGGTGCATCATCAGTTGTTCCGCCTGTATCGCCGTCACGTGCGTCTGCAAATAGTACACCGTTTTCAGTGGTTTGATCTGCTTTATCCATTAAGATCCAGCCACTTTGGCCTGTTGCTGCAATTGTTGGATTATACTTGTAAATTGCTGGATAATTTTCAACATCTGCTGTGCTTACCCAAATATCGCCTTCTACTAGATTATCGCCGTTATCTTGCTTAATAGGTGCCGTTGCTGAAACCATCGGACCTTCTACGTTAGTTCCGCTATATGGACTTGAATCAGCTGATAAGCCAGTTCCGCCAACATAATTTAATCCAACCCATGTGTCGCCATTATGTACCATAATATCAACTTCGTCAACAACACTGCTATACCATAATTGACCATGTGCAGGCAAACTTAATGGAGCCGATCCAGATGCTGTATACATCAATGGCATCCAATTTGAAGCAACTAATCCTGACGCATTTGGACCAGCATACAAGTTTGCTGTATTTGCTGCACTAAATCCGTATAGTGCTAATCCACCGTCGGTGTCAACAATTTTAATGTCGCCGCCTAGTTTGTGCTGAATTACAACTCTATTTTGTGCATCAACTAGTGCTACAACGTTTGTTAAGCCTTTAGCATTAATTGCTGCTGCTAATAAATCTGCGTCAGTAGTTGCACCTGTAGTTGTAACACTTACTGTTACAGGTTCAGTCATTGCTGCTGTATTTGCTCTTGACTCTGATAATGTAAATGTGTATGTAAGTGCTGCAACACTAGTAACTGCTGTACCAGTAATGCTTGTTGCGCCTGCTGTTGCTCTTTTAAAGATCTTGTAGTTACCGATTGGATTGGTAAGTTCGTCTACATTAACTTTAACGTAAAGTGCTCCAGCTAATAAGTTGGCGCCGCCACCTGTTCTATCAAGACCATGAATTGCACCTTCTGGTGTAGTATATAACGGTGCTGTTACTATTGACCATAGCTGTGTAGCTGTGCTATACTGCTTGATGCTTAGTTTTGCGCCGCCGTTTGGTGTAGTTGTTTTAATCCAAACTGATCCACTTGGTGCAGGAGTTGTGTCACCTGATTTAAATTCAGGTACTGCTGTATGTGCTGCTGCTTCTAATCTCGGCGTACTATATGTTCCTGCTGTAAGTCCTAAATCATCTAATAAATCGCCTGAAGCACCTGCTGCAATAGCAACTTTACCATCTGCTAACGCACCGTTTGATTCACTTAGGCTATTACCATAAATTTCAATCGATCCATCAACTAATGCTGCTGATACACCGGCAATTCCCGCTGCATTAATTAATGCAACCAAGTCAGCAATATTTGTTTCAGCACCAGTAAAGTTTACAGGAGTAGTATTGATTGTTATTCCTTCACTTGCTGCACCTGCTGCTGTTAGATCTGGATTCGACGCTGTGCCACGTGTTACTGCCCAACTTGCTTTCCATTCATCGCTACCAACTTCTACCCAAGTACCGCGGTTAGTTGCTCTTTGAGCTGTTGTACCATAACCTGGTGTTTTGTAGTATAAACGATTCATTGTGTCGTTTGCATCTACTGCATAATCACCAATTTGACCAATTGATGCTTTTGGAGTACTTCCTAAACCTGCACTTAAATCTGTTTCTACTGTTAATACAGTTGGTGTTTTTGCTGTAAATGTTTGGCCGCCTGTTACTGTAATTGCTGCTGAATTCCATTCAAGAATACCGTAATTACTTGTTGTAGTGTCAAACCAGTAAGCGCCATTTGCAGGCTCGCCGCCTGGTGCTGTAGCACTTGCTGTTAATTCTGCTGTGTCTAAATCAGCTCTTACAACGTATACACGATTCGACACGCCTAGTGCTGAATAAGCAGCTTGTAGGCCGTACTCATTAAGCTCTCCGCCGTGGATCATGTTGCCGTTGTTGTCGCTGTAAAATAGCGGGTCGCCAAATGTTTCACCAAGCTCACGCTGGCTGGTGATCAAATAAGGTTTTCCTGCATTTGCTGTTATTGTACCTGCGGCTGTTCCTGTGCCACTACTTTTAGTTTTATTACTTGCAGTAGCAACAAAGACCATAGGTACCGTTCCGGCTGCTGCTGGGGTGTAGAACGATTCGTCAATTACATTGACCTCTACGCCTGGTGATACTAATGCCATGTTATTTCTCCTATAGGATGTTAGTGTTCTGTACAGTATTTAGTAGTTTAATAAAAATCTACCCGAATTATACTACCGAAAAAGGCACCAAAAAGGTGAGATAAATACAATATGAGGCCATTATGCAAATGCGGACAGCGTCCAGCAGCTATAAATTACAAAAAGAATAATAAAACCTACTATCGTAAACTATGCGATACTTGTTTACGCAACGGAGAAGGACACGGAATACCTTTGTGGAAACAACGTGGATATACTAAAAAGAACGTGTGTGAAAAATGTAATTTTAAATCAAACCATCCAGAACAATTTAATGTGTTTCATATTGACGGCGATTTAAAAAATTGTAGACCTAATAACTTAAAAACTATTTGTGCCAACTGTCAACGTGTAACGCAAAAAGAAGGTATACGATGGAAGCAGGGCGACCTACGCCCTGACTTCTAAATAACACATTAGTCTATCTAAATTAAACTTTAAATCGTCTAATGTGCCGTTGTTGTCGATAGTAAAATCAGCCATCCATTGTTCAAGGCTCATACTATCTTTTGATTCGGGAGGTAAGTGATCACTTCGATCTACCCAAATACAGTAATCAAATACACCAGTGTTTTGCATTGCAAAGAATTCACGTTTGTTGCGTAGCCCACAATAGATATCGTAAGCAGCAAACATCTCTCTGCCTAGAGTCGCTGCGTCAGGTACATTATAATCGCAGATAGCATCATACCATTCTGTTCTGTGATTATGCCTGTCAGCATAACACTCTTCTTCATCAGCGTATCCATACTTGTCCTTTAAATTGTTGTAGATAAAGAGCTTGCTGCAAAACTTTGAACTCGATTCAAATGTATAATCATAATCGTCGCGGAGCATTTCGCACACTGTATCCTTACCGTGCCTGCCATGACCTATTACTAATAGTTTAAGTTTGCTCATATGAATCTCCTAACTTTCATATAGTATATACTACTAGCTAGGTGATGTCAACCTTTAATCGTAATGACCACCAAGTACTGCTACTTTTTGAATATCAATAGTATACATTTCTGCCTCACGGGCTTTCCATGCTTGCTCAAATCCACGTTCATACTGATCTAAGCATCCAGATTCATTATTCCACAAACGTTTGAAATAACTTTCGTAATAACCTTCTACAATATCGTCTGGCTCTGATATGGGGATTAGGTGACCTTTAACTAACCAAAAAAGTCTATTGGCTTCTTTTCTTACAAACGGTGAACACATTGGACTCTCCCTGCTGTAATAGTATTTACATTAAGGATAATTTGTTAGCGTAAACTTCGGTTGATTTTAGCCGATTGTAAATCCGTAGCCAGTGCCGCCTGCTTGTGCCATTGCTACTTCAACTTCTAGCTTTTCCATTTCAGCTTGTGCTTCGGCTTTTAAGCTATCACCGTTAAGAGTACTTCCGCCCTGTGGGCCTGCAATAGTAGCAAACTTTGAACGTGCTTCACCTAGCATATACTTACAACTTGCTAATGTATAATCTTTAATCCATTGTGATGCTAGATAGTCATTTAACAATTCACTATCAGGACGATAATTGTAGCAGTATAATAATATTTCTTCTTCTGCTCTAGGACGCTGTAGTAGAGTAAGTTTTTTACTTGTACTGCTCCATTTAAATTCAATAAAGCTGCCGAACATTCTACCTACTAATTCTTGGTGTTGTGAGAATAAATCATATGTTGCTAGTCCGCCTAGTTTAGATCCTGACAACAAATATGTATTTGTATATGCCATGTTAAACGGTTCAAACAAACTTCCGCCATCTCCGCCGCCTGTGCGTGAGCCTATACTTCTACGGAATAATTTACGCACTTCAATAACTTCATTTGGCAAAACATACTCATTTTGATCAATAACAGTAGTAAGAAACATATAAGATTCTTCGACACTATTGTCCGATCGTTGTCTAAAACGACTCAATGCTTTGTTTAGTGCTGTTTGATAGTGTATAGGATCAAGCTCAACATCAACCATGCCGCCGCCGAGGAATGTGTTAACGTAATCGTATACTTCTTGTTTTTGTGTCGCTAATGTCATATGAAGTTCTCCTATAGTATTTATCCTGAGCATAAATATGTATAACGAATAGGAGAATAACTATCCCACGTCTCAGCTTATATAAACCAGAACGCGGCAATGATTATCATTTCTTGGACAAGCAGATTCAAGAAATGTTTACCATTGGCGGCACAGATATTAATATCCATAAGTTTCTTGGAGCAGAAAATCCTGCTGATGGCGAAGGAACTGCCGACCAGCCAACATACGATGCTGTAAAAGAAACTAACATACAAGACCTACTATTTTTAGAAAATAGAGACAGGAAGTATGATCCAGACGTATACAGTATGCGTGGTATTTACAACGTTCAAGACATTGACTTTGATTTATCACAATTTGGATTGTTTCTAAGTAATGATACACTAATGTTAACTATTCATATTAACTCAAGTGTTAAAACATTAGGCAGAAAAATTATGAGTGGCGATGTAATTGAGTTGCCACACCTAAAAGATGAGTATGCTCTTAACGATTATAGTGTTGCACTTAAACGCTTTTATGTCGTAGAGGACGTTAATCGTTCTGCTGAAGGATTTTCAGCAACTTGGTATCCGCATTTGTACCGCTTAAAATTAAAGCAAATATACGATGGTCAGGAATACAACGAAATATTAGATTTGCCTGCAGAAGAAGGCAGCGACAATACATTACGTGATTTGCTTTCCACATACGAAAAAGAAATGCAAATTTCAAATGCAGTAGTTGCACAAGCTGAAGCAGATGCTCCTAAGAGTGGGTATGACATTAGTCACTATTATACAGTAAGCACAAATGACGATGGCAGCGTTGCACTGCAAACAGCAGATGATACAGACATCGAAGCAAGCAATATCGATAGAACAACTGACGAGGTTGTAAGTAGACCAGAACGCGAAGGCTATACTGGATACCTAGTTGGTACTGGTGATGCTACTCCTAATGGGGCGCCGTTTGGGTTCGGTATAGGATTTCCTGCTAACAACGAAGAAGGTGACTATTTCTTGCGTACAGACTTTTTACCAAATAGAATGTTTAGATATGACGGAACAAGGTGGGTCAAAGTGCAAGATGATATTAGAATGTCTCTAAGCAACACGCTTGAAAGACAAACATATAAAACTACATTTATTAATAATGATAAAACTAGTCAAATTGACGGCGAAACTGTTCAAGAAAGACAGAGTTTGTCTAAAGCACTTCGTCCAAAGGCAGATAACTAATGCAACATTTTTACGACGGACAAATAAGAAGATATCTTACACAAATGATGCGCATACTAGCAAACTTTCCTGTACAAGACGGTAAAGGTGTGCAAAAGGATGTGCCTGTGACATACGGTGATTTAACTCGCCAAGTAGCAAACATTATTAGAGAGAACAGTGAAAATAAGCTACCTAGTGCGCCTCGGATTGCTGTATACTTAACTGGACTAGAACTAGACAAAGATAGACTAACAGATTCAACATATACACGCAAAACAAACATTAGAGAACGTGCATATGATAGTGACGCTGGAGAATATTTAAACACACAAGGAAAAAACTATACTGTTGAACGTTTAATACCTACGCCATATATGATGCGTGTTAATGCAGATATATGGACAACTAATACAGATCAAAAATTACAATTATTAGAGCAAATATTAGTATTGTTTAATCCTAGCTTAGAAATGCAAACCACAGACAACTTTATTGACTGGACTAGTATTAGTGTTGTTAATTTAGAAAATGTACAATGGTCAAATAGAAGTGTTCCAGTTGGTGTAGACAGTGAAATAGATATTTGTACTATGACATTTAGTATTCCCATCTATATTAGTCCGCCTACTAAAGTGCGCAAAATGGGAGTAATTACTAATATTATTACAAGCATGTTTGACGAAACACTGGGTGATATTGAAAGTGGAGTTAGTGCTCCTATACTTAATGCGTACGACGATTCACCAAGAGCAGGTATTACAGAAAACGAATTTGGTCGAAAAGCTCAATCCGATACTGCCGCTGAAATGGCAAATGTTAACTATAATACATACGGTGCATTTGTAGACGGCAATAACGCACAGTTATATTCAAACGGAATTGTAGGTAATAAAAATTGGAGAGAAATCTTTGAAGCATTACCAGGTACATATGCTGCCGATGTAAGTCGAATATTCTTTACAAGTCAAGACAATTCAAAAACAATAACTGGTACATTTACTCTAAGTCCGTTTGACGAAACTAAAATATTAATCAATTGGGATACAGACAGCTTTCCGAGTGATACTGTAATTGCTGGGCGCACAAGTATAGATTATATCATCGACCCTACTAATTATAATCCTACAGCAATTAAAACAGCTGGCGTTAGATTGCTATTATTAAACGATGTAGGCAATGCAGATGCTACTGAATCTCCAGTTGCTTGGCAAAACGCAGATACATCAGCAACTGTAGCAAGTGCAAACGATATTATTGAATGGGACGGTACAAAATGGAACATTGTATTTGATGCAAATGCTGCAACTGATATTACATATATTACAAATTTAAATACCGGTGTGCAATATAGATTTAATAATAACGAATGGCTATTAAGCATTGACGGCGAATATCCAGTTGGCACATGGAGAGTTGAACTAGCAGGCTAACTATATGTATGAACAAGTGTATTACATGTAGTGGTGCGTTATTTTACACACTCAATACAAATAGATTTTTATTCTTACACAGAGCAAGCGGCAAACGTAATAATCTGTGGGGCCTAGTTGGCGGAACTAACGAAGGCATTGAAACTCCATTTGAAGGTTTAACTAGAGAAATCGAAGAGGAGATTGGGTTTTTGCCTAATATTAAAAAGACACTTCCTTTAGAAAGCTTTATTTCTCCTGATAGTAAATTTCATTTTCACACGTATCTATGTGTTGTAGAAGAAGAATTTATACCACAATTAAACAACGAACACGACGGCTATGCTTGGTGTAGTTTTACTAAATGGCCAAAGCCCTTACATCACGGATTGCGTAACACCCTTCAAAGCAAAGTTAATCTAACTAAGTTAGATACTGTATTTCAAACTATTAATTTACTTGACAAATAATTCAAAAGATAGTACAATAAGAACATGAAAGTATTAGTTCTCGGCGACATAATAATCGACAAATACATATATGGTACAAGCACTCGGATAAGTCCCGAGGCTCCTGTCCCTGTAATTACATACAAAAAAGAAGTTGAAACACTTGGTGGTGCAGGACTTGTATATGAAAATCTTAAAAGTTTAGGCGTCGATGTTAAACTGGTTGATTTCTTTGACAGAGCTAGTGTAAAAACTAGGGTAATTTGTGACGGGCATTATGTCACTCGCATTGACGATGATTATATTGCAGACGGATCAATGTTCCTTACCTACATATTATCACAAGATTTTAGTGATTATGAGTATGTTATTCTGAGTGACTACAACAAAGGCACACTAGATGAATCATTAGAAATTATTAAACATTTAAATACGTTTGGATGCAAAGTAATTGTAGATCCTAAAGAACATGCAAATCACTATAAAGGTGCGTGGCTTGTAAAACCCAACTACAAAGAGTTTGGTGACTTTGGATTTACTAACTGGCAAGATAGTATTATTACAACTAATGCAGGTGATAATGTTGTTGCTAGTATAGACAATGTAGTGTACGATATACCAGTTGAGGCTGTAGAAGTAAACGATGTCACAGGTGCTGGTGATTGTTTCTTAGCAGCATTTGTATATGGACTTACAAAAGAATACACTTATGAAAAATGTTTACAACTAGCAGTAAAGGGCTCTACCAAAGCAGTTACGCACGTAGGTACATACAAGCTTGCTGTAAGCGACTTAGAAGAACGCATAGTGTTTACTAACGGAGTGTTTGATATACTGCACAAGGGTCATTTTGAGCTCTTAGCAGAAGCAAAATCGCTTGGTGAAAAACTAATTGTAGGCATTAATTCAGATGCAAGTGTCAAACGTCTTAAAGGCGAAACACGCCCTATTAATAGTGTTATGAAACGCATTAGTCAATTAGAAATATTACCGTGGGTAGATAAAGTTGTTGTGTTTGACGACGATACACCATACGAATTAATCAAAGAATTAAAGCCGCATGTAATTGTAAAAGGCGGAGATTACACAGTAGAACAAGTTGTAGGACATGATCTGGCAGATGTGCATATTGTAAACACTGTTGAAGGTTATTCAACTACAAACATTATAGAGGCAAGTAAATGAATAAATTTATAGTTATTGATAATTTTTTGAATCAGAATGATTTTGAGAAATTAAAAGAAGCCATGATGTCTAATACATTTGAATGGTTTTGGTGCGAAGGTGCAACAGACGGAGACGGTGAACATCAGTTTGTTCATTTATTTTATGTAAATGGTATGCTTGCAACTTCTCCCGAAAGATTTTCAATATTGTTTCCGTTGTTAAACGAAATACAACCTCAATCAGTTATTAGAATTAAAGCAAATTTAAATCATATAACCCACGAGCCACACATTAATAGTTCACATATAGATACTTCAATTCCAGGATCGCTTACTGCTATTTTTTATATTAATACTACTAACGGTTATACATATCTAACAAGCGGTGAAAAGATTGAAAATATCGAAAATAGATTGCTTGTTTTTCCTAGTAATCTACCGCACGGCGGTGCAACTTGCACTAATACAGATCGTAGAATTTTAATTAATTTAAATTACATGCCAGCATCAGAAAACAAAATTTGGCAAGAATTAAAGACCGAAAACGATATACAATATCAAAAAGAATGGTCAAAACTATCACAAGAGGCAAAGTACAAATGAAAATTTTAGTTACAGGACATAAAGGATTTATTGGTTCAAATATTGCATTATATTTGCAATCACAAGGACACGAAGTAGAGGGCTGGGAATGGCAGCCAGGTATTATACCTAGTACAGAAGATTACGACTGGTGTATACACACAGGTGCTATTAGTTCAACTACATATACTGACGTTAATCAAATACTAGAACAAAACTTTGAGTTTACTGTAAGGCTTGCACAAGTATGCGAAAACTTTGGCACTAATTTTCAATATGCATCTAGTGCAAGTGTATACGGTCCTACAACACACTTTACAGAAGATGGTAACTTATTACCCCAGTCTCCTTATGCATGGTCAAAGTATTTGTTTGATAGATTCTTAGGACAGTTTCAAGACGAATTTCAAATCAAAATTCAAGGATTTAGATATTTTAATGTGTACGGTCAGTACGGAGAAGATCACAAAGGTGATCAAGCATCACCGTATACAAAGTTTACTAAACAAGCAAAAGAAGACGGACTGATTACGCTGTTTGAAGATAGCAACAACTACCTTAGAGATTTTGTTTGTGTAGATGATATTTGCAAGTTACATGAGAAAATGTTTGATGTAGATCAATCAGGTATATTTAATGTAGGCACAGGCAACCCTGTAAGTTTTCAAACTGTAGCAGAAATTATTGCTAACAAGCACAACGCCGGCATACATTATATACCAATGCCAGATAAACTTAAAGGTCAGTATCAAGAATATACTTGTGCTAACTTAGACAAACTAAATTCAGTAGTAGACATGCAATGGACATCAATAGAGGATTATATAAATGCAGGAACCAACTAGATTACAAGGCGTAGTACAAAAAGGATGGGGTTACGAATTAATTTGGGCTACTAATGACAAGTACTGTGGCAAAATTATGTTTTTTGAAAAAGAAGGTGCTATGTTTAGTATGCACTTTCATAAAGAAAAAGACGAAACTTGGTTTGTAAACACAGGTAAGTTTAAAGTACAATGGATTGATACTAATACTGCTGTACTATATGAAAAAGATTTAAAAGAAGGCGATGTTTGGCATAATCCTCCACTACAGCCGCATAGATTAATTTGTTTAGAATCAGGTTCGAGTATAACTGAAGTTTCGACGGCTGATAGTGTAGAAGATAACTATCGTGTTGCTCCGGGTGATTCGCAAAGAGCTGTAGCTGAAAAAAATGAGTAGTGTATATCAATGGGGAGATACCAGCTCTTCACAGAATATATCACACGACTCTCAAATTGATCCTATGCAGGATCCTGATTATGTTGCACCGAAATGTGTAATTGGCTTAGATCGAGACGGCGTAATTAATGTTGATAGAGGAACTTATACATATACTCCTCAAGATTTTCAACCAGTACCTGGCAGTTTAGAAGCAGTTGCAAGAATACGCAGACTAGGTCACAAACTTGCTATTATAACTAATCAAGGCGGAATTGAAAAGGGTTTATACAGTGTAAATGATGTAGAGAATTTGCACCAACACATGCTAAACTTATTTGGTGATGCAGGATGTCCTAGTATAGATGCAATATACTATAGTGTAAGTAGCAGAAAAAACGACGAGTGGGCAAAGCCTAACACAGGAATGTTTAAGCGTTGCGAAAAAGAATTTCCCCATATAAAATTTTCAAAAGGGTTTTATGTTGGAGATAAAATTAGTGACCTCAAAGCAGCACATAAAATAGGTGCTCGTCCTATACTAGTACGTACAGGATACGGATTAGAAACAGAAAAAGAATTAAATAAATTTACCTACAAGGCAATAAAAAAGCGTACCAAAATATTTGATACGCTTTTAGATTTTGCTATTTGGTTAGAAGCGCATTAAGCTTGCGCTTCGCCCCATCTTAGAATTAAGTTAGCGTTTGTTTCAACTCCACTAACTTTATACACGTTAATTGCTAATACGTCAGGACCATTTGGATATGTTCCTCGACCACCTAGAGGAGTATTAGTAAGTTCTTTCAGTTCAGCAAAGCTAACCATTGCACGTTCACCCGGGTTAGCAATAAACGAGAATACTGTTTCACCTGGTTGTGCATATGGAGGTTGCTGGAATGTAAATTCAACTGTACCTGAACCTTGTGTTAGTACACCAGTAAATGTATTGTTAAATTGCACTTCGTAATATTGTGTTCCGGCAAATTCTCGGAGTGACACGCTGTTAATCAATGTGTTAGCAGGAACTGATACAGTTCCTCCCGATGAAACTGTTGTACCAACCTTGGCTCCAGTTGCTTCAAAACTTGCTTTATTAAATAGCGCAAAGTTTCTATCTTCTAAATCACTACCTTCAGTAATAGTAAATGCGTTTGGAGTATTTGCATTTAAATTTCCTTGAGTATTTCGACTTAATCTAAAGTAACCGTAAGTACCGCTAATATATACGTTAGTAATAGTAGTACCTGATCTAATGGTGCTGCCTGTTACTGTTTTACCAATTACCGCTGCGCCACTTGCTGACCCAAATGTACTAATATAATCTGCTGTATCAATAAACACATAATTTCTATTGTTTGGACTGTTATATATACCTGAATTAATTATTGCGCTAATTGATGCTTGTGCTGTAGCTATAGCCGTTGTTGCAACGTCACCTGAGTTCCATACAACCGAACCTCCTGAAGCAATTTGAGCAAAGCTAGGCTGTCCACCTTGTGCAACACCACTTAGTCCTGTCCAACCAACGTCACTCGGGTTAACTGGATAGTTTTGTGGGTTAAGAACACCTTCAACAACAATGCCGCCTTTAATTTCATTATTAGTTCCATCAGTACCGTCTGAAGTAACCTCAAGTCCCTGCAATAGTAACTGCGCTCTGTTTAATAGTTCTCTTTCACCTAAGTCACCTGTAATAGCATTTGATACACTAGGTGATAGTCTAATCAAGAAAGCTGTTTGTTTTGTAGTAGTAACGTTAACGCCTGTTTCTGCATAGGAGAAAATGTAACCACGATCTTCGTCAAAGCCGCCATCTGTAATAAACGCACTACCCCAGTGACTAATAAGCGGAGTAATAGTCTGAGATATTAATATAACACCTGTTCGAGAATTATGCGGAGCTGCTATTCCAGCAGCATAGTTTCTAGTTGCGCCTGCTTGGAAGTTTGTAAATATTGTGCCTCGAGTTAATCCAGATAGTGTGTTTGTATAAGTGTCATTGTTAGTAAATGTTATAATTTCATTATCAATGTAAATTGTACCACTAGTTGGGAAGAAACTTGAATCTTCTAAGACTAAACTAGTCTGCGAAACATCCATTGGAGTTTTTAGTTTTCCGCTAGGTCCTTCGTTAGTAACTTCATAACGTACAGGCAAGTTACCTGAACGCATAAACGCTTCTGTGTTTACGTTTGAGTTACGCATTCTATGTGCAAATACAAAGTTACCATCTGCACCACGTAGCATAAAGTCAATAAAGCCAGCACCATACCAACTGTACTGAATACCAATCATCTGCATTTTAGCAATGTCAATATTATATCCGCTAGGTCCAGTTCCGTCTAATCTATCTAAGTTAAATTGTTCTTGTTTAACTTTTTTATCAACAATTAAGTTTGCTTTGGCCCCTATAATATTTACTACACCTCTCCAGTCAGGTGTAACAGTAATTTCACTTTGGCTGTTTACATGACTTACAACATGTGTCATACCTTTAATGATAATTCTATCACCCGCCTTAAGCTGATCTTGGAATCTAGTATTAATACCAGTAACTAAGTTATCATCAACGTCAAGTGAGATAGTTCCTGCAAGCTGTCTTGTACCAGTTCTTTGATTAACACTAATGTTAGTACCATCATACTCCCAGAAAATACCATTTTGATCATCAAAGATTCCTGAACGTACTGTTGCACCGTGCCAAGCTACAACACTCATTTGTGAACCAAATCCTAGTACAGCTTCAGTTGCACCTAATCTACGTTGTGCTCTAACTTTAAAAGTTCTTTCGTCTACTATCTCTTCAACAGTATAATCAAACTGTGGCGGTACTGCTGTTTCAGGACCACTATTAAACCCTGGAGTTTCAACTCCTAATAATCTAACTATGCCGCCGACTTGTAACCCGTGATCATTATCATCTGTTGTAATTGTAATAAATGATCCAACTTCTATGCCGTCAGCAACACAGCTTCTGATATCATATGAAGGAGCAAATAGCGCACCAGTTGTATACATAATACCTTTACCTGATTGGTAACGAATATACTTTTTACTTTGACGTATAGCCTGTGCGCCGTGCTGTGGACCACCTGTACCTAGCTGTACCCCGCCATCAAACGGTCTGTGAATAAAGAAGCTATCTGGTCTTGGATAAACTTCTCCTAAGATGTCACTTTGACTAATATCAATTGAACCCGGAGCTCTCACTTGGAATCGTAGTTTATTAACTTCTGGAATATCTGTAGCAATATAAGATCCAGCTACTAGATTATGATTGTTGTTGTTGTCGGAGTTAATAACTGTTATAAATGTATTTCCTGGAACTAATCCATGTGCATTGTCAAATGTTGTTTCAATTGTTGCCAAAGCAGCGTAAGATATACTAGTTCCTATAGGTAAAATTGCTGTTGTAGATTCAGACATTAATACTGTTGATATTAAGTCAAAATTAACACCATATATAGCTTCGCCTTCATAAGATATTGAAGTTATATCATTAGCAACGCCTGTTGTTAATACAGTTATAATAATATCATTAAGGCCAAGTGCGCCGTCTAAACCGTCACCAAGTATTTTAATTTTATCACCAACAAAGTATCCGCTACCGCCATTTGTTATTGCTATTGTGTCGTATTGATCGAATAGTTTATTAACATCAAAAATTGCACCAGAACCGTTTGCAGGCAAGTTAATTCCACTTACTGCTGTATAAGTTCCGCCTGGTGTTGCTACAGTACCTGCTGATGTAACTCCTGTAATAGCACCTGTTGCTGCGGCAGTACCTGCAATACTTAAAGATGTAATTACGCCGGCTGTTTCACCAGTAACAGTTACAATTGCATCGTTAGCACCGTTGCCACCTAGTTCTGTTCCAGGTATAACAAAAGTTTCGTTTGAAGCATATCCTGTGCCGCCGTTTGTAAGTGCTACACTATATGCACCGGCACTTCTAGTAACTGTGTATTGTGCTCCAGTGCCGCTTGCGCCATTGTATGTTGCCGTAGGGTTTGCATACGACTCTGTGTCAACGTCTGTAATTGTAATTGTTAGATCATTAGTAGGAGTCGTTCCTGATAACAAATTACCTGCAATTACAATAGTTTGATTTACGCTATAATCTTGTCCTGGAGCATTTACTACGGCGCTATAGTTACCACCTACAATTGTAATATCGAATGTACCATTTGTACCAGGACGTAAATCTGCTGGTATACCTTCATAAGACCCGGCTGTTGATGCAGTACCAGTTACACTAACTGAAGTAATTTCACCACTAGCACCTACATTATCAATTGTAACTGTCAAATCATTAGCTGGTGTTGTGCCACCTAAATCTGCACCACTTATTGTCAAAGTCTCTGTTGGAAGATAATCTACGCCAGCTACTTGTATTGATGCTGCATAACTTCCAGCAACTGCTGAAACTTGTAGTATTGCTCCACTACCCGATGTACCGCTATATGTGTAAGGTATAAATACACCTACTCCGTTATACACTCTGTTTGAAATTGGTGGAGTACCTGTAGCTGTTGCAGTTGTAATACTGCCGCCCGGTCCAATACCAGTAACTTGTATATATACATCATTATTACCATCGGTGCCGCCTTCTAAAGAACTACCAGGTATAAGTAAACCATCATTAACTGCATAGCCTGTAGACTGATCACTTGTGTCGTTTGCTGTTCCAGATATTGATGTTCCAGTAATTTCTCCGTTAACACCTACTGTTGAGATAGTAATAATTGCATCATTTGCAGGAGATGTACCATCTAGGAATGACCCCGGAACATCAATAGTTTCGTTTGTTCTATAATCTGTACCTTGAGTTGTAATATTAACAGTATATGTTGCGCCAGTTCTAGTTATTTCAAATTCTGCACCACTACCGATTAGTGCAGTACCGGTGAAACTAAATGTAAGTATTGCTCCTGTACCTGGGTCTATACTATCAATTGTAATCACTACGTCATTAGTCGGTGCTGTACCGTTTAAATTGTTACCCGCAACAGTAAATGTTTCGCCTACTGCATAATCTGTACCAGCAACGTTAAGTGCTACAAGATAAGAACCATTATCTACATTTATTGTAAAAATTGCACCAGTACCAACAGCACCGACGTATGTATAAGGTATACTCGATCCTACACTAGGATATGTTCTTGTTTCAGAATTATACACTGATAACGGATTAATATATGTTTTTGTACCAGTACCTGGAGATACGCTAGTATATGCACCAGCATTATAATTTAAATCAAACTTTGCTCCATTGCCTGCGTGTCCAGTAATTGTACCTGATTGATTAGATATATTAAGTGTACCATTCCAGTGTTGACCTTGTACTGTAAAGGTTAAAATTTCGCCTAAACTTCCAACGGTTGATATTTGCAGTAATGCATCGTTAATTCCAGCTTGACCGCCCATATTGCTACCAGATAATACTATTCTATCTCCAACGTTATATGCAAGTCCGCCTGAATTAACAACAATAGTATATTCTCGTTGTGCATTCTGTGTAAGAGTTACGTCAAATGTCGCTCCTGATCCAGAAGGATCAATATTTTCTCCAGTTAATCCTGTATAAGTTTTTTTGTTAGCAATTATGTCAGAAGTTAATATATCATCAAACTCGATAAAAGTAGGCTGTATGTTGTTTACATACATTGCTGTACCATCACCTCGATCAGCTGCTAGGTTATTTACTATACCTGTTGAATCCTCAACAAATATTGTATTATCACCAATAGCTGCATTAGCAGTTACTACTGGTGTAATATATGTGCCGCCGCCAGCACTGGTATCAGTAATACCAGTAACTTGAGAACCTGTTGGAATACCAGGAGCAGTCAAAGGTGAACCAACTTCTGGTGCTGGACCATCAAACGGTATAATTGTATTTCCT